ATTTCCTTATCTTTCTCAATATGCTGTTCAATGCTGTCCATAGGTAATTACCTCCTGTGATTATTTAGGTGCTGTGTGCTGATACCTTGTCTTTCATTCCGTAGGAATCTCTCATAAGGCGGAGAGTTGTTAAAAATCTACCATTATTTCCCATAGTAGGATCATATTGATGAGTTACTTCCCCAATCAAATATTCTCCACTACTTTCAAGATCATATGGTTCATCTTTTGCTAATTCATCTGGTAACTTACTAATTAGTCTAATGTTAATTTTATCTCCTGCACAGATTTCTGAATTTCCTGGAATAACAATGGTACATACTTGATTCTGTAGTAATTGATAACGTGAAATTGATTGTACAGAATAATACTTCTGCCAATCAGCAAATTTAGTAGGGTTTTTAGCTCCATCTGATGGTTCTGGAGAGGCGATGTCTGGTTCGTTATACCATGTCTCATGGTCTACAAGAATAGATAAGTTTCTAGATGAAATATCTTCTAGAAGTTCATCTCCCACACCTGATGGTACTTGAGTTAGGATCTTTTGTCCACCTAAATGCGACATATTATCGTAATTGTCACGTAATCTGTACAAATACTCAGAATATTGTCCAGTTGAGTGATTAAAAAATACTACTTTAGACGCAAGTTTTCCTTTCCTAAGAGATTCCATCAAATTAATTTCTGATCCAAAAACAGACCTCTTGATTGTAAATCTATCATCTCCACCTTGACCAGTATTACCAGGACTTTCTGTATATGGTTCATCTGGTTTAGAACCCCAAGATGGAGACTTTAATTTTTTTGACTTAAATTTACTTTTCTCATCGGCAAGTAATGAATCAACTGCAAAGAAATTATATCCCCTTCTTGTTTCCCAAAAGAAAAATCCACCACTTCCCTTAATCTCTTCCATAGTTTCGTTAGTATTTCCTGATCCAGAACTTTTATATGTTGCCTGTGGAGAAACACTCTTAATAGACAATGATGTATAAAACTCAAAAGGTTTTTTCACTCCTGGTAGCATCTGAACCTCAAATAAAGAATTTTCACCAAAGAATTCTTTATCAGTTTTCAAATCTGTTTTAAGAGAATTGCCAATGATTGAATATGGATTACCAGTCGTCCCAACAGTGACTTGAGATGTTTCATTAGTAATTGCCTCTGGAGAAATCAATCCAAGAGTGTATGTTTGTTTCTTTTGCTCTGCAAAACGATTTCCAACTTGCCAGATTTTTAATTTATAAGAATACACCTCTTCGCTTGCAGAAGTGATAACTCTTAGTTCAACCATCTCTCCACCTTTTATAGGTAGGGTGTTTATTAAACCTACACTATCAACTATTTGAGCAGTTGCTACTAGAAATGGAGAAGTAATTGATTCACAATACTCCATTGCAACTAATAAGTTTTTTGCATCAATAGTTTCACCAATATGTGGTGTAATTAAAAAACTCTCTAACCTAAAATCTGTTGAAGATTGAAATTCCATTTATCCCACCAATGTTCTAATACGTGTGTTTGAATATACATCTCCGCCCATATCACCAGAACCAGATCCAAATGGAACTTGATTTCCTACTGTAGAACTACCATTACCAGTATTTCCAGCAACAGTAGTGTAATTATTGATAACTGTGGTTCCTGATGCTGCAGTATCAGCTAGAGCAATCTCAGTAGATGAAGCACTTAATGCATTAGAACCATCATCTCCTGGTAATAATGAACCTTGATCTCCCATAGGATCTAAATTTGGTGTTGTAGTTGCTGATTTCACTTGTGCATTACCTGCTTCCAGCAACGAATTCATTAACCACATATTTGCACCATCATCAGTGGAAACTCTCCTCTGAATAAAACCTTTTTTATGAATAACATATCCATTGTCCATCTTGAGGGCACGATACTTATTATCAGGACCAAAATCAATGTAACTGTGATTGAAACCAAAATGTTGTAGTTTTGATGCCCAATTACCTGTTGGTTTTGGTTCCTCTGGTTCTGTAGTAGTTTCTTCAGGTGGAGAAAGGTCAACAGTTCCAGTTTTGGCACCTCTGATATCACCATGTCCCGTCTTCATCAGAACTTTTCCATTCTCATCAACCATGGTAACAGATGCACCCCATCCACCACCTTGACCATATTGGAGTTGAGCTCCTTCCATAGTTGGCATTAGGATTTCAGCACCCTCTGCACTTTCATCTCTCCTTCCTTTACCAATGTTTGGAATATAGTAATCAATACTATCAAAGTTTTGATGTAAGGAATGACTATGAGCATTTTGTGCTTTTCTAAGCAATGCAATCTTCTCTTCTAAAGTAGCATTAGGATCATATATGGTTCCAGCAACTGCATTATTAGAGAATTCTATCTCTCTTCCCCTAGCAGCATATCCTCTAGCAAGTTGATCCATCAATTTAACACGATCTTCCATGGACATGTCCTTGGAAAATTTACTATCAAGATGATATTCATCACCAACACCAATCTGACCCGCAGGACCTGTTACTAATCCTGTGCCATATACGCCCTTTGCAAATTTTGATGGATCAATCTTATATCTACCAGCACGATCATCATCTTCATCATTGTCTTCATTCTCATCAAATTTGAAAATTTTGCCAAATCCAGGCAAACTAAAAGCACCAAGTATTTCTTTAAGACCATCCATCAAACCTTGCCACCAAGGTTTCTTATCATAATATTCGGAAAGTCCTGCTGCTTGAATTTTAGCAAATTCCTTTTTATTTCTTTTCTGTGCTTCTAAAATTCCTTCACCAAATTGAATAAATGTTTTCTTACCACGAGGACCTTCAAGTGGGAAAACACCTTCTCTTCCATCTTCACCAATAATTGCATTAGTAGCACCATCAACAATACCACCATCTGCCATCATCGTCATGTCTCTGGCAGCTAGAGCAGCATCAATACCAATAGATCCAGCAGTTCCAAGACCAGGAACAGTAGATGCTGCACCAGATGCTAATTCAAGACCAGCACCTAGGAAGTCTCCCTGCATTGCTCTCTGAGCAGCAAAAACAGCACCTAATCCTAATCCTACCAGTGGAATCTTCTTACCTAGACTCTTTGCAATTGCTCCACCAGCAACCTTACCAATTGCCTTTCCACCTAATTTAGCACCTGCTCTTTTTCCAAATCCTCCTAATAGTTTGCCACCCATTGCAGCACCTAGTCTGGTGCCTGTTCTAGCAGCACCTCTTCTAGTAGCAGCGCCAAGCAATTTCTTTGCCATAACTTTGCCGCCGATGCCCATTCCAGGACCACCGCCGCCGCCACGACGACCCATCATACCCTGACCAGCAAGCGCAAGGTAAGCAGCATTACTAGAAAAATCTCCACCTTGTTCTAGAGAAGTCTCCTCTGCAGCTGCTATTGACTTTCTTGCTAATTTATCCGAATGCTGTTGCTGTGCGGCAGCAATCTGCTTCTGACTATTTGTTTGTTCCTGTGTAGCAGAGACCAAGGTCATTGTGACCATGGTCAATCTGTCAATTGCCTGTACTACTTGACTACTATCTCCAGAAACATCACTGAGAGTTTTGACGAACATATCAGATCCGCCAAGATCTCTCTCATAACCAAGATTTGTCGCACCAATATCTACAATTTGATCAGAAACAAATCCTTCTGGTTTTAATCTTCTACCGCTGAATCCTGCCTTTGCTAATGGTCCACCTACTACGTCAGGTTGTTTTGCTACTGCTCCAGGTAAAGATTTTTGTAGTGCAGTCCCACCAAGCATTTTTTGCAGTGGTGTTCCTGCTATCTGTTTCTCATTCCCACCTCTTAATAGAGGTGTTTGACCTTGTGGTAATGCTTTTTGGTCATTTAATACATTTACTTTCGCGGCGACCATATCCGCGACTTTTTCCTTTTTTTCGCGATTATCTAGATAATCCTTTATGGCACCAAGAGTTTTACCGAGCCAATCTACCTCGCCTCTAGTATCTTGATATGATAGAAAACCGTGTGCCATTACTGCTTAGCTGCCTCTTGTGCTTTTTTGACTAGTTCCAAATGCTGCATTAAGAGAGTCGTATATACTTGTCTCTCCCAAGGCATCATATTTTCAATCTCCGTCAAGCTATATTTATGATGCTGCATCAAAGCAAAGTTGGTTTTGTAGTACCCCTCTAGCGTATTATGAAAGAGGGCTACCCGAAAAAACTAGATAACCCTGTAATTGTGAATTCAGAATCTTTTCCTGTATTAGGATTAGTCACCGTGAACGTGTGCTCAAGTCTTGGAGTAGACTCAAAGAATTTCTGAATTTTCTCAAATTGAGTATTGGTAAGACCCTCAATGAATTGAACAAATTCTTTCTTTGATGTAGTAGAACTATCATACACATCCTCTTTATCAAAGATTTGATCAACGCAAGATGCAATAATATCAATGATACCCTCAGCTGATGGTGATTGACCCATAACTGATCCAGTGATAAATTCACTCCAAGCAGGATATTTCATGATAACACCCAATTCATCTGTTAACATGATTTTAGAATCATGTCCTTCTGGTTTTGTGACACTAACTTCAGACAAATTAAGAGTATATTTGACTTGAGTTTTTTCATCATCTTTACATGTGACGACCATTTCAACTAAATCGCCAACAGATACAGCACGAATCTGGAGGAAAATATACTCCAAATCAAACATTGCCAAATCTTCCAGTTTCACACGAGAAGAGATACAACTCTTCAATAGTGCTTTAACTGCTTTTTCAATCTCCTTTTCGTCCTCTGACTCTAATGCTAACAATAGCAGTTTTTCTTCTTTTACAACAAATGGACGATATTTGAGTTTTTTTCCATTAGAAGGAATTTCCAACTCATACGTTGGAAGCACAACTTGTGGTAATGCCATAATGTTTAGACCAGTTCATATGTATATTTAGCGCGACTTTTAGAACCAAAAATTAGCGGAAAAAATTTTCCCCCTTTTATGGAATTGAAAAGTCAATTTGCTGTAGGTGCTGATGGTGGTACAGGTGGTGGTGGAGTTAGTGGAGGCCAGGTGTATAAGTTTCCATCTGGACCAGTCTTCACTAAATTTTGTTTGCCTTTTCCAGGACCATCATCACGTAGATATTTTGTTATCTCACCCTTTTTCATTCCAGAAATATTCCTAATGTCTCTTTGAATAATTTGATGTCTCTCATATTTAAAGTTTACTGTCAATTTGGTAATTTGGGATGCACCAAATTGAAGAGGAACAGCATCAATGGCGTATGGCCATGCATTTTCTAAGACATAAGTAATTGGTTTTCTTTGTGCTGCATCCTCTGGTCCTGGTTCTGTTTTTGTAATCTTAATAGTGCTGGCATACGAAGTACGATATGCTAGTCTAGTTGCTCTGTTCTGTGGTGATAAAGTTTGTTCAGAACCATGAATTGAAGCACCATCGTCCCTAAAAATGCGACTATACCACTCATTAAAGAACTTAAGTAATGATAGATTAGCATCTAGCATAAAAGTCAGTTGAATTTCTGTAAATATCTTAGTATGTGGGTAATCTACAGAACCAATACCAGTTAAAACACCATTTTGAGTTCCTGAAGCAGTATTTACGTTTGGTAATTGTGCTTCATCACACAAAAATAGTAAAGCGGTGTTCATATCAGCTTGATTACTGAATGCACCGTCTATACTTGGAGCAAAGTAATCAACTTCAACAATAAAGTTATTTGAGGTTGAAACTCCACCATGTTTGTTTATCTGTCCCAAAAAGGAGGATATACTACTAGAACTTTTTATTGACACGCTAAATAGCTATGTTGGAACAACTATATTTATGGCGTACTCTGGGTATTTTAAACCAATACATCCTCAGAAGTACCGTGGCAACCCGACAAACATTGTTTATAGGTCGCTATGGGAACGAAAGTTCATGGTGTTCTGTGACAATAACCCTAACATATTACAGTGGGGTAGTGAAGAGATCATCATACCATACAGAGCACCTGATGGTAAAGTGAGACGTTACTATCCAGACTTCTATATTAAAGTTCGTGAAAAGTCTGGTAAGATCACGAAGTATATTATTGAAGTAAAACCCAAAAAACAAACACAACCACCGAATGACAAGAATAAAAGAACTGCCTCTTATCGTAATGCTGCATTAACATACGCCAAAAACCAAACTAAGTGGTCAGCAGCGCGTGAGTATTGTGAAGACAGGCAGATGAACTTCTTAATACTAACCGAAGATCACTTAGGAGTATGACAAATGGCAACTGGATTCGCCGCTATACAGCGCAACAACGTAAACAAAGACCCAGGATATAAGACACTCTTTGAAAGAGTTTCTAATAAAACAGGAGGAGAAAAGAAATCACTCTCCTGGTACAGGGCAGCAGTAAAGAATGAAGCTGCTGCATACAAAAAGAATTTTAATAAGTACATACTGAACGAGAGAAGTGACAGAGTTGGTGCTGTAGAACAGCAAGATGCCAATGAACTTCGTAGATATACTGTTCAGGGTCATATGTATATGTTTGAATACAAGGCAAAGATGAAATACTTGCCTTACTATGATCAACTACCTCTAGTATATGTCATCAAAACTATCGGAAAAAATGAATTCTGGGGTGCTAACTTACACTACCTTTCTCCAAAGAAGAGAATCATTGCTACAAAGAAACTAATGCAGGGTAGAATTGACATTCCTAAGAAGTGTTTCCATAAATATCTAACAGCACATGTAGAAGGTCTATATCTTGATCTAGCTGCTGCAGAATGGGACACTGCTATTCTGTTGCCTACTGAAGACTTCGTGAGAAACATCAACGGTATGATGTTCCCTATTGAAAAAGAACTTGTGTGGGAAGACACTGATGAAAATTTCTACGATAAAATCAGAGGTCAACGATTAGTGAAAGGATACGGCACCAAAAAATCTAGGGAGATGTCTCAGTAATGCCACAGAAAGCGGAAACAAAACCACCTGCATCAGAAGGATCATTTGTTGGTCAGTTGAAAAAGACTGGTTACAATGGTCGTGCAGGTGGTGGAGTAAAGTATTGGAGATGGGATGGATCAGGTTGGGTTCGTGAAGAAGGTCAAGGATGGTGGAGACCATATGCAGAACTTGATGCTGAAATAAAGGCACAAGAAGGTTTAACTACAGAAGAAGCTCAAGCAGAATTTGAAAGAAGACATAATGCAATTAAGATAAAAGCAGCATCTATTCCCGCAGCAACCATAACCACTGGATCTGGCAGTGCATTAAGATATCCATCTGCACCACCAATTACTGATGCACATGACTATGTAACATTTCAGTTCTACAAATACACTCCACCATTTAGGAGAAGAACTAAAACAGAAGCTACCATACAAAGTGAAGGCGCTCAAACAATAACTGGGAAAGATAAATTTACTGGTAGTTTATATGACTACAACCAAGTTCAAGGAACTAAAGAAGAAAATCAATACACTAAAAGCAGTGGAGCTCCACCAATTGTTTTGTACATGCCAGAAGATATATCAACTGGATTTAGATCAAATTGGACTGGAAAAGCATATGGTAATTTTGCCACAAATGCTCTGAGAGCTGCTGGTGCAGAAGGATTTGGCAAATTGGCGGGCACTGCTAATACAATAAGAGAATCAGTTGAAACAGCAGTACCAATCAAAGGTGCCGAAGCACTGAGAAAGTTAATGCAAAAAGTTGGTGGTGATCAGATATCAAATGATGATATCTTTGGTGGTATCTCTGGTGCTATTCTTAATCCAAACGTTGAGTTAATGTATGGTGGTACTGACCTACGAAACTTTACACTCAACTATAAACTAGTTCCCAGAGATAGTACAGAAGCAGCAGTAATCAAACAAATTTGCAATCAATTCAAGAGAGCAATGCTACCAAAGTTAGATCCTGGTGCTGTTTTTGGCGGAACATCATTAGGAACCTATGCAGGATTTATTGGTGTTCCTGATTTAGTTAGAGTTGCTTTTATGCATGGATCTAAAGAGCATGATGCTCTACCAAGATTTAAAATGTGTGCTATCACTCAAGTAGATGTAAACTACACTCCTGATGGCACATATGCTACATATTATGATGGAAACCCTGTTGCAGTTACACTAACTGTAAGTTTCCAAGAAACTAAAATGGTATTCTCTGAGGAGATTGGTGGTGTAAACGATGAAGGAGCTCAAGGTTTAAGGTAATGTATTTTTCTATCATCCCAAACATTTCATACGACGAAAAACCAATCAGTTATCCATTCTCAGAATCTGATTTTGTAACTGCAAAGAATTTCTTTCGTAGATATAAAATCAATGATGATATATTTTCTAATGTAGTATATTTTAAAAAATATACTATTCTAGAAGGAGAGAGACCTGATAGCGTAGCATTAAAAGCATATGGAGATGTATTCTATGATTGGGTAATTTTTCTTACCAACAACATGGTCAATGCACACTATGACTGGCCACGTAGTAACTATGAAATGTATAGGATCCTTGAAGAAGAGTTTGATGATCCATACTCTGAGATCAGTCACTATGAGATCAAAGAAACTATTGGACAGTATCAAGCAGGTTTACATGTAG